ATCGGATCTGGCGACTGCTTCTCGTGTTACGCATGTTCTTCGCATGGATGCGAATGATGTTCGCAAGATGCAAATCGCAGGATTCTACAAAGACGTAGAACTAAGCAAGCATGATCAGGGTGAAGATGAAGTTCGTCAAAAGATAGACGAGATACAGGGCACATCCAAATCCTACACAGATGAAGTTTTTACTATTCTGGAGATGCATGTCGATTTAGACATTGAGGGTTTTGAGGACATGGGTCCAGATGGTCAGCCAACAGGAATAGCGTTACCGTATATCGTAACGATTGACGAGGGATCGGGACAGGTTCTAGCCATTCGCCGTAACTTTGAAGAGGGCGCAGGGCTTGCAAAAAAGACACAGTACTTCGTGCACTATAAGTTTATGCCAGGTCTAGGCTTCTACGGCTTTGGTCTGATTCACATGATTGGTGGTCTTGGTCGTGCGGCAACGAGTATCCTTCGACAGTTAATCGATGCGGGTACACTTGCTAACCTCCCGGCAGGATTCAAGGCTAGGGGCGTAAGGGTTCGCAACGATGACGAGCCGTTACAACCGGGTGAGTGGCGGGACATAGATGCACCGGGGGGTAATATACGGGATGCGATTATACCGCTACCGTACAAAGAGCCATCAGGCACGTTAGCACAATTGCTAGGGGCGCTCATAGAGGGCGGTAGACGCTTTGTTTCTCTTGCAGACCAACAAACAGCCGACGCAAACGGTCAGGCTCCTGTGGGGACAACTGTGGCGCTCCTAGAGCGTGGCATGAAGGTTATGTCCGCCATCCATAAACGGCTACATTATGCCCAAAGGCAAGAGTTTAGGATTCTAGCTAGGATCTTTAGAGATAATCTTCCTCCTGAGTATCCATATGACGTAGAGGGCGGTAATCGCGCTGTCTTCGCACAAGATTTTGATGACAGGGTAGATGTTGTACCTGTAAGTGATCCAAATATATTCTCAATGGCCCAACGGGTCACATTAGCGCAAACGCAGTTGCAATTGGCACAATCCAACCCTCAGATTCACAATTTGCACGCAGCGTATCGCCGGATGTATCAGGCACTTGAGGTGCAGAACATTGACGAAATACTACCACCTCCACCTCAACCGCAACCTTTAGACCCTGCCATTGAGAATGCCCGAGCACTCATGGGTGAATTGTTGAAAACATTTCCAGATCAGAATCATGATGCACATATTGCGATTCACGTAATGTATATGAAGACATCTCTTGTTATGACTTCGCCACAGGTTATGGCTACTTTACAGGCACACATTTTAGAGCATGTGTCACAAAAAGCACGACAGATGGTCATAAAAGAAATAGAGGATGCAATTAACCAAGCTACATTGGCTGTTCAAGCAGGAGCAATAGATCCAACGATAGCTCAACAACAAATCATGGAAGTTCAGACTCAAGCACAAAATCCTGCTGAAATGGAGATTATGGTCTCTATAAAAGAACAAGAACTTCTAACTGATCTAATGCAAGAAATTATGCCTCCTGCTCAAGATCCAATGTCTGATCCCTTAGTCCAAATAAGAATGCAGGAGCTTGCTCTTAAACAAGAAGAACTACAGCGTAAGACACAAATGGATCAAGCGGAACTGTCCTTGGAAGGTGCAAAAATGCAACAGCAGTCTGCTGCGGCTGCGGCTCGAATAGAGAGTCAAGAACAGATTGCTGATGAACGTAACGAAGTAAACCGTGAACGCATTGACGTGCAGCGTCAGGCGGCGCAACGGAGGGGATAATGGATCCCGTATCTTGCGTTGCATTAGCGACAGGGGCGTATAAAACGCTGAAAGCTGCTATTTCTACGGGCAAGGATCTTCAAGATATGACGGGAACTTTGTCTCAGTGGGGCAAGGCTTTTTCTGATTTTAGTAATTTAGAGGAAAGAGAAAAGAACCCTCCGTTTTGGAAAAAAACATTTAAAGGATCAGATGAAGAAACTGCTCTAGAAATCTTTGCGAACAAAAAGAAAATGGAACAGATGAGGGCAGAGATCAAAGATCATATCTCTTGGAACTATGGACCGAGTGCATGGAAAGAAGTATTAAAAATTGAAGCAGATATGCGTCGAAGGAGAAAACAAGAGTTATATAAAAAGCAGGAGCGAATAGATGCGGCTATTAATTTTACTATTGGGTTTATTCTTTTTGTCCTCAGTGGTGGCATCCTGTTCTGCATTTTCTATTTCATCGGCAAATGGCAAGGGCGTTGGTGATCATGTGGGTGCTATTATGGTTACAATTAGTGAGTGGAACTTTTGATCATTACCATGTGGGTAGTTACTCTAGTGAAGAAGCCTGCAAAGCAGCACAAAAAGAAGCTAAGGTATTGGTAACTAATCAAAATTCTAAAGTAGTGTGTATAAAAATTGAACGGTGATATTAGTTGAGCGGCGTGGAAAATACATTGTATATGACAAACGAGGAAAGGTTGTTATAATCACCCGTGACAAAAGAGTTGCAATTAAACATGCGAGGTCTAAGAAATGACAGAGTTTGAGAAAGCAGATCTTAACAACAATGGCGTCATAGAAAAAGCAGAGTGGAACAAGCTTGCCTTGGAAGATCGCAGGCTTGAGATGATTGATCGAGACCTTAAACGTAATGCAGAGCGTAGATTTACAGGGTTTGCGTTGGCGGGAATGTTGATCTATCCGTTTATTATTTTGCTTGCTTCGGTGCTTGGATTTGACAAAGCAGCAAGTTTAATAACAGATATAGCAAGTGTGTACGTCATAGCTGCCTCTGGGGTGGTTGCAGCTTTTATGGGTTTTAATGCTTACAGCGCAAAGGCTGAGAGCAAGAAGACCAGTATACAGATGGAGGAAAACTAATGTTACAGTCATTCATAGGGCCGATAGCCAATCTAGCGGGAAGTTGGCTTGATGCAAAGTCACAAGCACAAGCTGCAAGTGCAAAATTAAAACTCACAGAAGCAGAAGCCAAAGCTAAGATCATGCTTAGTAAAGAGACTTCAGTTGCTGACTGGGAACGCATTA